GATTTCAGCCGGGATAGTGAGTTGTTAGTGGAGAGGGGGAAGGGATAGATGGGCAATTTGGTAAATAAATTGACGTGCTGGTTTTGTCCTCGTTGTCAGCACTGCTTTGAAACTAATGATAAAGACGCTCCGACCTGCGAAAAATGCAATTACAGCAAAGTGCAAGCTGCACCCCTGGGAGTACGTATTGAGAGATACGATAAGGTAAGGGCTAACGGATATCGTTACTGCTCTTTATGTAATCGCCCGATAACCGATAATCGGAAGGCCAAGGATCATCTCTACATGAATTTATCACAAATTATGGATGGTTATACGGTAAGCGAGCGCCGAAATTGTCTTTGCCAAGACTGCAAAACAAAGAAAAGTCGGAAGAAAAATTATGGCATATCACCTCTCCTGCAGGAACAGATTTTACGGGACCAGGGCGGTAAATGCGCTATATGTGGCGATGAAATACACGGATATACCAGCTTGAAAGATAAGTCTAAAAGAACAAAAGCCTGTCTAGACCACGATCACGAAACGGGAGAAGTTAGAGGATTGCTTTGCTCAAGATGTAATACGGGGATAGGTTTCTTGCGTGATAGCCCCAACATTGTTGCCCTCGCGTTTGAATACCTGAAGAAATATAAGTTTGTTCCACAAACTAAAGGAGGCCCGGAGTGAGCGAACAGTACCCTATCTCCGAAGCACTAACGCAATATTATATTGATCTTGAGATACTCGCCAGCCTCCCGCGTCAAATCTCGTCGCTGAATGGCCTTATTAGCGATAAACATGGGGAAGAGGTGCTTATTGTCGCTCATTATGAAGATATGAAGTCACAGGGTATCGCGTCGTATGAGGGGGATGTGGGGCGTGGAGGGGGAACTGTAAGCGACCCCACAGGGGCGGCGTTCGCACAGATAGAGCTTGAACAGCAACGTGGTATCAATGCTGTGCGTCAAGGAATACGCGATCTACAGCAGGTAAAGAATGACAAGCAGCAACGGCTTAATGAGCTTACAGTGAAGTGTGAGCCGATAGCGGCGGCGATAGCCAAACAGGATGAGGATCACCGCGACATTATCGAATTATTCCACCGCGACAACGTGAGTGCCGAGGATATAGCGGCTCGTAAATGCACCTGCAAGAATACGGTTTATAACAATCTCAAGAAATCGTACAAGGACATCGCGTTATTTATTGATGGCTACGAGACGCAGGGCGCGTTCTTTTTATCGCCTGCACTTGCAAGAAAAATGTTGCTCAAACCATGGGCAAGGTATGGGCGAAGAGTGGTTAGTAATTGTACAAGCGGCCAGTTTTTTCAGGCATAATGTGTACGGTTCTAATACACCCGGGCGTCTCCTTTCCGCCCGTCCCCATTCATTCTCCTCCAGCGCCGTCCGGTTCACACAGCCGGGCGGCGTATCACTTTGATTGATTATCGGCACAGGGATGTGTTCAACCCCGCGCGCCTCTGCCATAAGCGAAATTCGCGGGGTACTTATTTAGACTCGCCTGCCATGTGCAGGAGGAGTAACGTATCCGCTCGTCAGGTGGGCGGTTACAGCATCCTTGCTGATATAGCTTAACGGGTAAAGCAGTTGCCTTGTAGGTTGCTGTTCGGGGTTCGAGTCCTCGTGTCAGCTCCATTTTGTCCGGTGGACAAAAATCGGCTCCATGCCGTGTCGTTTAACGCTATATTCACCGGCAAGACGTGCCGCAACGCAGGGCGCATAACACTGCGGGGTGTCCGTGAGGACGTGCTACCCGCCACTGGTTGTATACGGTGGCGGGTAGCGGCAAGCCGTGAGGGTTTGTCACGAGTTCACGCTCGCGCTTGCTATTTCCTCTAGTATCTCGGAGGGGTGCACACGTTTCCCGGTTTCGTCCTCACGTTGACGAGCAAGTGCCAATAGCCGAACATAGAGTGAGTGGCTGATGTGGACGCGGTGCGTTTCCTCCTCGCCCTCCGGTACATCGTCCATGAGTGCGGGGTATTCATTGGCGAGCATGGCGATTTCCTCGGCGTCGGCCTCGTGCCATTCGGCGGTTTCGCCGTCCCACTGCGACCAGTGGTGGACAAAGACCCGGCGTGAGCGCTGAGCCTGATAGATGTCGCCCCGCCAGCGGCCAACGCTTAACTCTACGTCGTTATTGGATATGCAGGTCATTTTGTCGGTGTCAAAGCGCCGACCGTCTAGGGTAAATTTCATTGTGTTCTCCTTGTGTTATGAATAGTGCCGGGATGGTCTCCCGGCAGGCCGTTGAACGAATTACCCGATGCGGAAGCTATCTGTGATGAGTCAATCCGATCATCCTACTGGATAATCTTTGACGCGTCGGCGATGGCCTGCGCTCGCGTAACGCCCGGCACAGGCACATTAACGTGCGCGTCGATACAATTGATGATCGATTCTATTTTGTCCTCGTGCATGTTTTTCATATCGGTCGCTCCTTTTAGTTCACCCCCACGGGTGTGGGAAAATTCAACCCTTCATTCGTCCCCCGCTTGGAGTGAAGTGATAGAGTGTGACGCCAGTTTCAGCAATGGCGGATTCAACGGCGGCTGTGACGGTTTCGAGTTGGCGCTGATTGCGCCCTGATGCTAAATATCCATGTGACTGATCGCCCGCATTAACCTCTTCGGCCATATTGTGGTTGGCGCGGACATAGTCGCGATAGAGGACGCGTGCAGGGTGCCCCTGGGGCAATGATAGTGCTTTGTCGCGTAGGGTGTATTCGCTCTTGGTTTTATTGTTTTGCATGTAACTCATCGTTCGTGGTCTCCTCTCCCTTAACTCTGGATATAGTATACCACGGTACCACGGTACTGTAAACAGTTTTTAGAAAATAGATGTTACTATATTCCGACAGTGTGAAACCATGCGTAACTGCCACCGAGATCCGACCGCAAACCTCGCTATCGCCCACGTGCTGCGTGGTGAACGACAGGAACGGGCACGTGAGAATGCTGGGATACGCCTCGCGGCAGACGCGCGGCAGGCCAAGCCGGACGTCGTGCGGGGGCGGGTGAGTGAGGCGGCGCGGTTGAAGCGAGCGGTGGAGAAGCTATGATGATGAGATGGTTTCGCTCTATACTCTTCCGGTATGGCTGGCACTCGTTTGAGTATCGCTGGTATTCCATCGGCAGTGGGCACAAGCCACGGCGCTATAAGTGTTCCCGGTATTGTTCGCTGATGCAGTATCTTGGCAAAGGGTGATGGTATGGCAAATGACCAACTAACGCCGAAGATGCAAATATTCCGCGATGAGTATCTCGTTAAACTTAACGCCACACAAGCATATATTAAGGCATATAGCACCTCGCAGCGCACAATTTCCCAGGCGGTTGCCGAGGCAAACGGCCCGCGATTGCTAGGAAATGCTAGGGTTGCCGCCTCTATTCGCGATGCCATGCAGGAACGCTCACGACGCACCGAGATTAGTGCAGACATGGTGCTTCGTGAGTTAGCCGCAATGGGCTTTGCGAATATGTCTGATTATGTGACGGTACAAGGTGACGGAACAGCATTTGTTGACTTATCCGTTGTCACGAAAGAACAATGGGCGGCTGTTCAAGAGATTACTATTGATGAGTATACCGAGGGTAAGGGCGAATATGCTCGTGATGTAAAGAAGGTCAAAATCAAGCTTGCCGATAAAAAAGGCAACTTGGAATTGATCGGCAAGCACCTCGGTATGTTTAATCCGGAACCGCCCGATAAGGGTACTGACGGCGCCCTCGTCGCCGCCTTCACCGCAGCCATCACAAAGGCGAAACACGATGCCGGAAGTTCAACCCCTCTCGCCGAAAGCCCTGCAGTCGATCTGTAACACCGGCTATCTCAATGTCTGGGAAGGGGCTGTCCGATCTGCTAAAACCGTGGCCTCTGAGCTTGCGTGGATTGATTATGTTGCCAACTCTCCCGAATCGACGTTTATTATGTCAGGGCGGTCGCAAGGGTCACTACACCGTAACGTGATCGGCGGCGATTTCGGCTTACTCGCCATGCTTGGCGTTGATGGTGATTATAAGGTTGACCGCGAAGGCAATCGCATCCTGACGATTAAGACGCCACGCGGTCCCAAGAGGTGTTACTGCTTCGGGGCGAATGATGACCGGTCGTATGGCACGCTGCGTGGCTTAACGGCCGGTGGATGGTATGCCGACGAAATCAACATGCACGCGCGGTCCTTTGTCGAAGAGGCCTTCCGCCGCACCATTGTATCGCGTGATCGCAAGCACTTGTGGACGCTGAATCCCGATAACCCCAACCATTACATTTATGCCGAGTATCTTGATCCCTATGAGGAAAAGTGCCTGCCGGGCTTCTATCTCTGGAAGTTCTACCTTGAGGACAATCTGGCCATTAGTGACCAGCGCAAGGCCGAGCTACGCGCGCAATACGCCGGGGTGTTCTATCGCCGCTATATCCTGGGCGAGCGCTGCGTAGCCGAGGGCGTCATCTTTGACATGCTCACGGAAGAGAACTACTACACGCAGGCCACGCGCCCATTGGGGCTGGAATACACCACGCAACGCTTCACCGCCATTGACCACGGCACCAAGGCCCCTTGCGGCTTTCTGGACGCCTTCGATGACGGCGCGACACTCTGGATTGACAACGAGTACTACTACGACAGTGACAAGGCCCACGCGCGAAAGACCGACGAAGAGTATGTGGCCGATTACCTGCAGTTTATTGGCGGCGAGGCGACGGAGTTTCCGCCGCAGCTCACCGTTGACCCCGAGGCCGCGCCGTTTATCGAATCGCTGAAGCGAGCGGGTTTCCTGGTGAAGCTGGCTAAAAAGGATGTGCTGTCCGGTATCGCCCACCTCACCACGCTCTTTAAGCTGCGGCGTATCAAAATCAACAAAGACCGCTGCCCGCACCTCATTAAAGAATTATCCGGGTACGCCTGGGATGAGAAAGCCGCCAAGCTCGGCGAAGAGAAGCCCGTCAAGCAGAATGACCACCTTTGCGACCCGCTGCGTTATCTGGTGGAGACGTTTTTACTCAAGTGGCGCTATGGAGAATGATGTATGACACGACGACGCACCAACAAACAGCATACCGAACCCCAACGTCCCGCGTCGCGTGTTGCCGATGCAAGCCCCATCATCCCGCAGCGCGGAAGCCTCACCCCGGCGAAGAATGCGCGGTATGACGCCTCGGTGGAGTTGTGCGAACCGACGATGAGTGTGCGCACCACCGACGCCTTTAGCAACCAGGCGGCACGCACCGGCTTTGACACCCCCAACCTTCTGCAGTCCACCGAATACCCGCTCACCCGACTGACGCAGAACTACCAACTGCTCAATAGCCTCTATCGCGGCAACTGGATTGTGCAGAACATCATCGATAAAATCCCCGAGGACATGACGAAGAACTGGTACAAGATCCTCTCGCAAGCCTCCCCGGAGCAGCTCGACAAGATTAAGAAGTGCGAGAAGTCCATTCGCCTGCGCGCCAAGATCCTGCAGGGCCTCAAATGGGGACGTCTGTACGGCGGCGCGGGTGGACTCATCCTTATCGAAGGCCATGAGAAGCAGCTCGCCGAACCGCTAGACCTCAATACCATCCTCCCCGGCACCTTTCGCGGCTTGCATATCGTGGACCGGTGGAGCGGCCTCTATCCCGATGGCAACACCGTCAGCGATATTGCCGACCCGGAATTTGGCCTACCGGAATTTTACCAGGTACGCAACGACGCGGATACAGTCGTGGAACGCGTGCATCATTCGCGCCTTATCCGCTTTGCGGGCCGTCTGTTGCCCTATTGGGAGAGTGTCGCAGAATTGGGATGGGGCGCGTCGGAAATCGAATCCGTTTACAGCGAGATCGTCAAGCGCGACAACGTCTCCGAGAACATCGCCGCCCTCACCTTCCGCGCGAATATCTCTGTCTATGAAATCGACGGGCTTGACCAGATGTATGGCTTGGGCAGTCAGGATGCACAAAAACGCTTCTGGGCCATGATGCAGGCGCAGAGCATTGCGCAGAGTAATTTCGGTGTGCAGCTCATCAATCGCGGCGATAAGTTCGACACGCGGCAGTACACCTTCACCGGTCTTGCTGATGTCTACAATAATATCATGTGCGATGTGGCGGGGGCGGCGAACATTCCCGTTTCCAAGCTCTTCGGGCGCTCACCGGCTGGGCTGAATTCCACCGGCGAGGGCGACCTGCAGAACTACTATGACCACATCGAGCAAAAGCAGGAAGCCGATTTAAGCCCTATCATCGACAAACTGCTGCCGATTCTCGCGGTGAGTGCGCTGGGGGAAATCCCTGACGACCTCGATTACGTCTTTAATCCGATTCGCGCTGCGAACGTGAGCGATCGGGCACGCATTGCGGAATTCAAGGAAAAGGCGGTATCTGACGTCTGGCAGGTGGGTCTCATTGACAAGGGCACGGCCATGAAGGAACTGCGCGAAATGGCCGAAGACACCGGCATGTTTACCAACATCACCGATGAACAGATAGCTGCGGCCACCGGCGTCACCTTCGCGGGGATGCAAGAGGAAGCTAATGCCATCGCCAGTCCGGTCTTTGGCCCACCGTCACAGCCTGTTGCCGACCCCAAGGACAATTACGACCGCTCGTAGGGTGACCTATGCCCACACCACACCTCCCCAATATGGACCCGGCGACCGCCGAACTGCTGCGCTACTACGCGGCACTGGAAGAGGAGATGACAAACTCTATCGTGTCGGCCACGGTGAACTCGTGGACCTGGACGCGCTGTAAGGGGCTACTCGATAGCCTTGACACGCAGGTATCAACGATCCTCTCCGAGTCGCTGGCATGGGATTCAAAGCACCTCCCCGCCGCCTACCACGCCGGTATGAACTACGGAGGGCAGACGGCGCATATGCACGGCGTAAGCGGCGATGTGGCGTCCGTGTTCCACCAGATGCCCGCGCAGGCGTTGAAACGGCTTGCCGAGGACGCAGCGGGGCAGCGGTCTATTTTCCTGCGGGCGATATTGCGACAATCACGCGACTACCTGCGCGATCTCACCACCGGGCACATAGCACGCGGGATGGGATTAGGCCACGGTACGGCGGCGGTCGGCAGGGCGCTACGCGAAAGCCTCATTGACCAACAACGCAATGGCGAGATCGTTAGCGCGCTAGCCGCAAAGGTGAACACGGCGACAGGGGTAATCTACTCCAATGGCACCGTCCACAGCCTGCACGAATACGCAAGGATGGCGACGCACACCGGCATGATGGGCGCGATGAACGAGGGCTCGCTGGATATGTATCGGGCGCTGGACGTCAACTGTTTGCGGGTATCGACACACGGCACGCTCTGCTACATTTGCGCCCCATTAGAAGGCACGGTGTTTGCGCTGGACGCCAAGGGCGAGGAGATGGGTTATCCGTCACACGCAACTATCTCGCTGCCACAGCACCCGAATTGCAGTCATTCTTTTGAGCCTGTCGCCTTTCCTGACAAAGACAAAGACCACGCACCGCCGACATGGGCACTCGGCACCGATAGCGCGGCAAAGCGTGACATGTATGCACGTTTCCGCGAGGAGCACCCCGAGAAGCAGCAGATGAGCCGCCAAGGCTTCACCTCAACGCATGAAGTTGCCAAGTGGAAGCGCGGCAACCCGGGCGTGCCAGATAGTGAGTTACGCGGGCCCAAATACCGGTACAGCGGTATTAACGCGCGTAGGCAAGAAGCCATCGCCACGATGCTAAAAGAGCCGGGATTATCGTACAGCAACGCGGTAAGTCGCCAGACGCGCGCCTACATGCGTACCGAGCAGTACACGAAAGAGCGCACCGCTCCGACGCCTTCGGCACAACGGAAAGCGGCGAACGCCTGGTAGAGAATTGGCGGGGTAGTGGACGAGTGGTTTAAGCCCGACTGACAACCCACTCAAGTGGGGGGAGCAGACGCACGCAGGTTCGAATCCTGCCTAGCCCCGCCATCATTTTATACGGAGTGACCCCATGAACGACGCCTATCAAAATCAGCTACTCAACGCATGGCGACTTGAACAGGAATCCATCGCTGATTACGCGCAGATGCTAGACGCGGCCCCCGCTGCAGACAAGGCGACGCTGCAGGAAATACTCACCGACGAGGAAGATCACGCCGCGAAGATCAGCGCCATCCTCTTGCGCGTTATCAGTGAATAGCCCCTATTCGTAGCAGTCCGTTGCGACAACGCGCGGCCTACGCTGGCCCGGTGGGATATACCTGCCGGGCCTAAACTTTGCCTGCCTGCGAGGTATCCCCATGCCCAAGCTCTATTATTACGGCGACAAAATTAGCGCCAACATGACTCGCACGCCAGAGGGTTTCTTGATCTGTCAAAACGTGCCGATTGCGCGCGTGGGCAGTCAGGTCTACACCGCAGGCGAGCTCGGACTCCAGGACGCGGACCCGATGCAGCAAGTGACGGAGTTCCGCGCGCCCGAGGAAGTGTTCGATGTGGCGGCGCTCGCCTCATTTGAGGGGAAGCCGGTCACCAGCAACCACCCCGGCGAAGATGTGGACCCATCAAACTACGCGATGTACCAGAAGGGGCATGTGCAGAATGTGCGCAAGGGCGAGGGCGCGTTAGACGGCTACGTGGTCGCTGACCTCCACATTACCGACCCCACACTGATTAGCGAAATTGAGCACGACGTCAAGCGCGAAGTCTCGTGCGGCTACTCGTGTATGCACGTGATGCAGGAGGACGGCACCAGCACACAAACCCACATACGCGGCAACCACGTCGCCGTCGTGCCCCAAGGACGTGCAGGAAAGACCGTAGCTATCCGCGATAGTGCGCTCCCCGAGAGCGAAACCCTACCGAACCCTATAAGGAGTCAACGAATTATGCACACCCCGAAAACGCTTGTCGGGAGAGTAATGGACTGGTTAACCCGGGCGCGTGATGCGCAAGGGGACGACCTCGCCAAACTCGCCGACGAAATGAGTGAGGCGATGGACGTGAAGCCGGTTGAAGTACCTGCTGTCACGGATACCCCTGCCGAGAATCCCGACGCACAGGCCGACGCGCAGCTCATCGAAAAGGCCCTCGCGCCCATCCTCGCCGAACTCGCCGCCGTGAAGGCCGAACTGGCCGAACTGAAAGCTGGCGAAGTGGGCGAGGCCCCTGCAGTTGACGCTATCGGCGACCTCCTCACTACCTTGGGCGACAAGCCCGAAGGCGAAGAGATTGACCCGATCGAGAACGAGGAAAGCGTCACCGTCCCCGCCGAGGAAATCAGCGAAGACGCGGCAGTCGCCCCCGCGACCACGGACGCCGTAACGGTCATTAAGGCCTTACGCAAGCCGGTGGCAGACATTCAAGACGCAGGCGACCGCCAACGCGTCGTGGACGCGCTGTTGACCCTTTACACCCCAAGCAAGGCCGCACGCACCGACGCGACCAATAAGCTCGTCACGGCCACGCAGGACGCCGCTAGGGCGCAAGCCGAGTCCGCACCGTCCTTCGACAATGCGAAACAGCAGGAAATCTATGATTCCCGCAATCCCCATATGAATAAAGGAGGCAAATAATGCCTGGTACCACAATTGGCGCATCCTTCCGAAACGGCTTTGCGGGTTCGTATGCCCGTCAGCCGGACATGATCATCGAGACCTTCCCGGCGAGCACCGCCATCACCTTCGGTGATCCGTTGACGCTGGCGAGTGACGGCACCGTCGCTTTATTTGGCGCAACCGGCACGCTGGCAACCTTCGTCGGCGTCGCATCGAAAGAGATCAAGACCGTCGGCACGTCCTACACCAACCAGAACGCGGGCGGATCCTATGCCATCGGCGAACCGGTTGCCACTTTTGAGCGCGGCGCGATCTCCGTGATTTGTAACGTGGGCACTCCGGCCCCGGGTGGTGCAGTATATGTGCGTATCGTCGCGAATTCGAGCATTCCCACCGGCGTTGTCGGCGGGTTCGAGGCTGCTGCGGATAGTACCAACACTATCGCGCTGACGAACTGCGCCTGGCGTACTACCAAAGACGCGTCCAACGTCGCCGAACTGGTCATCAAGGGCCGCAACAACGCTTAAGGAGCGCATGAATTATGAAAATTAACGCATCGATTAACGGTGGGATCGTGACCCCGGGCGGCTTTGGCCTTGGCTCCGGCGCGGCTCCGGTCCGCATGAATGACGCGGCGATTGCTAACGGCAACGCCTTCCTCACCTCCGAACTGGAAAAACGCGACCCGCTGGTACGCCAGCCGCTCACCTCCGTGACCTATCCCCGCGATATCCCGATGAAAACTGGCGGCGGTTGGGTCGAGTTCATTTCCGCGCTAAATATCGATTACGGCATTTCCGGCGGCAGCGACAATAGCCTCGTCTCGGCTGCGGGGGCAACGGGTGTACCGGTCATCCAGGCCAACTTCAACAAAGATATCTTCAGCTCGCACGTCTATAGCGCCGTCATGCGCATCGGCTTTGTGGACATGCAGCGCATGCAAGTCACCGGGCAGTCGCTCGATAAGATGCTGACCGATGGTATTCGCCTCTCCTACGACAAGCACATGGACGCCAATACCTACACCGGTATGACCGCCTATGGCACGACCGGCCTAGTGAATAACGCTGCTGTTACGGCGGCGGCAGTCGCTAACAACGCGGCAGGCACGGCGAAAACCTGGGTAACGAAGACCCCGGACGAGATCCTTGCCGACGTCAACGGCCTCATCACCGCCACCTGGGCACAAGCCGAGTATGATCTCGCGGCACTGCCGAACCATATCCTGCTGCCCTACGCGCAGTACAACTACCTAGCGACCACGAAAGTGTCCACGCTGGCAGAAAAGACCATCCTGACCTTCATATTGGAGAACAACATCAGCACACAGAACGGCGGAAGTCTCGTAATTGCCGCGACGCGCTATTGTGCAGGGGCGGGCACTGGTTCGACGGATCGTATGGTCTGCTACGTGCATAACGACCGCTTCATCGCCATGGAAGAGCTGGTCCCGCTGGCTCGCACCATGACGCAGCCGAATGTGGACGCCCTCGCCTATGACTCGGTGTACATGGCGAATGTCTCCCAGGTGGAGTTCTTCTACACCGCGACCGTGCGCTATGCGGATGGTATCTAGTCTAACAGGAGGTCTCATGTTCATTCAAAGTAAGCAAGCGTATGAGTTCAGCGCGGGCGGGGAGAAGTTCAACATCCCCGCCCTGTATATTGGCGAGATCCCGGCGTGGGTCGAGCAGACAGACCTCTTCCAGTGGGGCTGCGCTGATCGATCCATCACCGCCATCGTCAGTAGCCGGGACGCGGTGGTAGATGCCGCCGTTGCCAGTGCTAACGCGGAACAACCCGCCATCGCCGCCAAACGCGCCGCCAAGGCCGATGCCGACGCCGCAAACGCCCCCGCTGAATAACGCAACCACCAGGGAGGGGCTAATCCCCCCCCCTCTAGGGGTCTACCATGTCCATTCAATCCCTCGCCGCGAATACCACCACCAGTGAGAACCCCGCCTACACCGCCGCCATGTTTACCGGGCTGTTTCCACAGTTCGCCGCGTTGCCTGATACGATGCTTACCGTGCTGATTAGTCACGCGACCACCGCCATCATGCAGGAGCGCTGGGGGGTGAAGTGGGAATATGCCGCCGGGCTGTATATCGCTCATCACGCCACACTGCTTCTGCAAGCCTACAATCCCGATGCGACCACGACTGACGACGCGGTGAAATCCGGTTTGCCGGGAGGACTGCTTACCTCGCAGAAGATTGACGGGATGGTGAGTGTGACACTGGATCATGCCGCGCTCATTACTGAATCGTGGGGCATGTGGAACGCGACGCTCTACGGGCGACTCCTCGCCACGGAAGCCAAGCTGATGGGCCTCGGTGGGGCCTTTATCATTTAGGAGGCGCGATGCTCTCTGTCGGGGACATTCTACACGCACAAGCTCTCTGCGCTGATATGATGGCGGGATTAAAGCCCCATACCATCACCATTACCACGCCGCCCACGCCCTCGCCTAGCGATGATCCGTATAGCCCACTGGCAGGCACGAGCCGCACCGCACAAGTCTTTTTCAGCCACAAGCAAACCCGCGTCAAGCTCGCAGACGGCACCTACGCCCTCGCAAGCGCCGTAGTGCGTTGTGACGCCTCCGTGGTCATTAATGAGCCGGATACCGTCACGTATGACGGCAAGGCGTACAAGGTGATGGCGACTGACGAGCGGAGGGGGTTCGGCGGTGAGGCTATCGGTTGTCTGGTGTATTTGGAGTAGCTACTATGGGTCTCACGATTGACACCTCCAAAATAAACGCCCGGCTCGACAAGGCACTGGCGAAGTTACCGGAAATCCGCATCAAGTTCTTACAAAAGCTTGGGCAAGTGCTACTCATCGAGATCCACATCCAAGTGCCGCACGATACCGGACTACTGGAAGCCTCGCTCTTTGCCGAGGTGAACGCTGACGGCACGATTCTGACCGTGGGGACGCGCGGATGTGAATACGCGGCGGCGGTACACGAGGCGGTCGGCAAGCATTTTGTCAAGGCTGGCAGTAAGGCGAAATTCATCGAGGACCCAGTTAATCAAATCGACGCAGATATGCTGAACCGCATTAAAGAATGGGCTATTAACGAGATCTTTGGGGAATAAACTTATGTCAATACCAAAATTAGCCATTAACGCCCCTATCAAAAACCGCGCATGGATTCTCCCCTACTACCTAGAATCCATCCGCGCCCTCGATTACCCGAAAGCGGACACCGCCCTCTTCTTCACCGACGACGGCAGCACAGACGGCTCTACTGAAATGCTGCGCGCCTTCGCCGACCGCCACCGCGACGAGTACGCGCTCATTAGTATTACGCCGGTTACCCCTATCGGCGACAACACTTCTTCGCGTGACCCGCAGAACCGTCAGGCCGTCTATGCCCACCTCGGCATGATGCGTAACCTGTTGCGTGCGCAGTCGGCAGAGTGGGGCGCGGAGTATCTGCTGTCCGTGGATAGCGACACCATCTTCCGCCCTGACCTAGTGCCCGGACTCATGGCGCATGGGAAGCCCATGGTGGGGAGTATCAACTTTTGTGACAGCCACTGGACCGGTAAGCTTGGCATTTACCCGCCACTCCTCGGCGGCTACATCAACGCAGGTGTCTTTGACTATTTTGGCAACCATTGCGCATGGAAGGGCTATCAGTTCGACGAGCTCTCACCCGTTGATGTGACCTGTGGCACCTATCTCATTGATAAAACCGTGATTGACTCACCGGCCGTCTATGAGGCAAATATGGTTGACGGTTCGGCAGGCGAAGATGTGGGGTTCTGCCTGCACCTCGCCCGGCTGAACATCCCGCGCTTCATCGATACGACAATCCGCTCTGCACACGTCATGTCCGAGGGCTTCTTACCGGAGGCCGTGCGCGCCGCTTATCGACTGTGGGGTATGCGTTTTGATATCACCGACTACTAACCCGCTGCATGATTTTTTCGAGCACTTTAAAGCCGCCGATGGGATGAACCTGTCAGGAGGCTTTACAGTTCGCCCCTATCAGCTTATCGGCGATATGCGCCAAACGGTCGTCTGTCCCTATGGGCCGATAGACCGACGTGACAGCGCCATCTTTGAAGAATACCCGGTACAAATCGCGGTCTATATCCCGGCGCTAGGCGACGCGCAACTCGTACCATCCATCGACGCGGCAGAGGCGCAGTGCCGCGCGATTCGTGACGCCTACAAGCCGTTTGACGATGACTCGTCCGCGAATCCCGGTCTGACCTTTGGCGCGTGGGGGGCCTACTCGCTCTCCGTGCATTACCTCGGCTACGTCGAATCCATCCCTATCACCGGCGGCTACCTCATCAAGGCCGTGTGCAACCTGCGACTTCGCAACCTACACCCTATCCAATAAGGAGACCCTATGCCTTCAACGCTACAGCAAGCCGCCATTAACGGCTTACGCAAACTCTACCTGACGGACGGAGCATCTACCCCCGTCCTCTCCCTCGTCCCCACGACCTCCATCGATGAGAACTCCGAGTCTGTCGAGCAGACCTGGTTTAGTTCTGCCGACGTGGGTGCTGATGGCACGGCCTACGAGAATGGCGCGATTACCGCGCAGAAGCAGTCGTACAAATGCACAGCCAAGCTCTTCCTGACGTCGGCCACCACTCCGGCGATGGTCGCTTCGCTGGGCACGATTCGCGCCTGCAAGGGCTTGTCTGGTATGGCGGTGCGCAAGCAGTTCGTCGTCGTCGAAGCGGACGGCAACGCCACTATCGCCTATTTTGACGTAAAGGGCGTCACCACCACGAAGGGCGGCACGGAAGGCGTCCCTGATATGGAGTGGACGATTGTGCGCCGTGGTATTCCGGCGACCTACGCGGGTACTTTCCCGGCGTAAGCAGTCTCTACGCACCACGCACGCCGCCACATTGAGTGGTGTTTTTATGACAGGCGGGTAGGCAACTGCCCGCCGAACTTTTTTGGAGGTCTCTCACATGCCCGCATTACTCACCCTGAATGGGAAAACCTACGAAGCCGCCTTGACCCCGTTCTCCGTCGAACTTATGGAAGAAATGACCGATAAGGGGCTGCCGTCAATCCTCTTCGGTGTTGGCGTGGCAAAGGTGTCCGACACAATCGCCTTCACACTGGCGGTCATCCACAACAGTCTGCCGCAAGAGATCAAGCTGCTCTCGAACAGTGAGCGGAAGCTCTGGTTGTGGGAAGAATCCAAGATCCTCGATGGGAATGCCGATGCGGTGGCGAACTTTGAAAATATGCGCGCCCTCTACCGGGCGTTAACCGCCCGCGATACCCCGACCGCCGACGACTCACCTATTGAGGATGCAGCAAAAAACGCACAGACGCCACCGGCAAATGGTGGCCCATCCTCCGCAAGCTCGCCTACGGCTACCTCAAAATCCGCGACCCGCACAGCCTCTGGACAATAACCCTTCGACAACTCGACGACATGGTGCAGGCCGAGAACTGGGCAAACACCCCACCGGATGACCGCACAGACGGCAACGGAAAGCCGATGACCGATACCGAGTGGAATGCCTGGTACGCTAATGCCATGGCGCTTGCCGAAGCCAATCACCCCGTGCAGGAGTAAACCCCATGACCGATGTACAAGCAAAACTAGGCTTTGATACCAGCGAGGCCGAGCAAGGCATTAACAAGGCCAAAGGGATGTTCGGCGGGCTGGGCGATATGCTCGGGCCTATCTCTAGCAAATTCGACATGCTGGAAATGTCCGTGTTGGGTGTATCGGCGGCGGCGGTGGCGGCGGCAGGGGAAATCGGCAAGAGCCTGCAGCAAATCGAGTTCCAGACCGGGAAGACCGGCGAGGCGCTAGGTGAACTCAACGAGCAGATGCACCAGATTGCCCCCAATGCCACGGAGGGCTTTGACAAGATCGGTGATTCTCTCTCGCTTGTCACGCAGCGCACGAAGCTGACCGGGAAAGCCGCAGAAGAGCTTACCGATAACCTGCTCAAAGTGGGCCATGCGTTGAACGGCGGGGAAGTCCACGGGCTCGCTAACGATTACACGGCGATCATGAACTCATGGAGCGTTGGCGCGGAAGGGCTGGATACGCTCGTCAAAGCAGCGCAAACTTCTGGTGCCCCTATCGCTTCATTGATGGGAACGATGAACGAATTCGGCGCAACCCTGCGTATGATGGGATACAATTACGAACACTCCACCGCGCTTATGGCAAATTTTGAACTTCAGGGAGTTCGTACAGGCCGCGTAATGGCGGCGATGAATATGGGGATTCAAGGCGAGAGTGGTGATGAGGCACAATTTGGCAAGGATCTAGAAAAAGCACAAGTCATGTCCCAATCTGGCAACAAGGAAGGGGCAATAAACTTCCTTAAGAAGACCATGGGATTCGGTGCTCGCGGCATGGGTGATGTGTTCGACGCCATTAAGCGCGGGGCGCTGGATACCACCGACATGCAGGCGCAAATCGGCAACAGCAAAGGCGCGGCAAGCGGGCTCATCGACAAGACCCTCGGTGCTGACCTCGAACGACTGAAAAATCAGACCACGCTCGCACTGGAACCACTGGGCAAGGAACTGATCAAAATTGCCAAGGATGCCGTACCAGTGATTTCCAGCATTGAAAAGATGGTCGCCCCGCTCTTGAAGAATGATGCGGCGATGAATGTCGCGAAGCTCGCGGTAGCCTTTGGGCTGGTGAATAATGCGGTGATTCCGGTCTCGGTCGGTATCGGGAAGATTATTACCCTCACCCAGCAAATGCAGGCGGGGAACTTTAACAAGGGGCTCTCTGGTACCTTCGGCAACTTCGTCACGGCTGGACAAAATATTAGCAATGCCCGCAAGGGGCCACAAGGACTGTTTAACGAGGCCGATAGTCGCTATCAGGGTGCGTTCTCTACCAATCAATTCGCCGACTCTACCATTAAAAGCCGTCTGGCCGATGAGCAGGGCGCGGCGGAAAAGCTGAAAAGCGCGCAGGCCACACAGTTGCTTGCGCAAGAGAACCTTATTGCCGCGCGTGCCGAAGAGAAGCGCACCGCCGACGTGATGCGGGCCACGCTTGCCGATGGCGAAAGCACTGCCGCACAGCGCGCCGAAGCCGTAGTCATTAACACCGCTGCGGCAGGCAATACCCGTAAGGCAGTAGCAGCCAACGAATCTGCCGAAGCTGCGGCACGCAACGCCGGGGCTCATGCCGAACTCACCACGGCGCAGGCACGAGCCGTCCTTGCCACGCAGGAACTCACCACGGAAGAGGCACGGGAAATCCTCGCCTCGCGGGAAATGGCCGCGCAAGCCCTCGCCACTGCCGAAGCGCTCAATATTCAAGCCGGGGCATCGGGAAAAGCAGGGATTGCCGCATTAGGCGCAGGTGCGAAAGGTGTTGCTGGTGGGGTAGGGGCCGCAGGTGCGGAAGTCGCGGGCGGCGGGGCATTAGCAGCCCTCGGTGGCCCGGTCGGTATCGGCATCATGGCCCTAATGGCCGTTCCGGCGGTCATTGGCGGAATTAACGCGGCGATGGATCATGCCATTGATGCAGAGGCACACCATGCACAGGCAGCGGCAGACGCGGCGGGTATGGTTGTTGAAGCGCATAAGTCAGAACTCGACAGCCTAAAAACTGTCGGAGAAGCCTACGACCGTCTTTCCACCTCTACGAGCAAGGCAGGGGCAACACAGGGCGACCTCACCAAAGTGAAAGGGATGCTTGAAGGGGAGATGCAGAAAATCTCTTCTGTGCTCGGCATCCAAATTCCGCAAGTGGGAACGCTCACCGAGAAATGGCAAGCTCTTCTTGCTTCTGGAACCGTAAAGGTCACCAATGATCAGGCGACGGCAGAACAGCTGGTACGGGATGCTGGTATCAAGCAGGACCGCGCAGATATTGAAAAAATAGAGCGCGACCGTCGGAATTATCTACGTTTCAACAAGATCGGTTCGGCATACAACTTTCCCGCCTCAACAAACATTGATGGAACTATCAAGGCGAAGACTTACGAGGAGGCTGCTCGGCAAACACTCAACGGTAATACAGGGTATTTGTCCGCACAATCCAAGCTCGCGAAAGACATCGCCGATAATCAGGCCGCGCAACTACATAAGTCCGTGAAAGACGCGAGCGGAAACCCCGGTGATGGGCAGCTAGGTGACGACGCGCAAGCGGTGATAGAAGCCCATCAACACCAATCCGAAGACGTCGCTAAATATACGTCCGATTGGAACATCGCCGCCCATAACGTCAACCTCGAACGGCGCAAATTGCAGCAGGCGCTTTCCGCGCAAGAGCAACTGGATATCCAGAAGAATAGCGATATGCAGCAGCTCTCCCTTGACCAGCTCGCCGCACAACAAGAGAAGATTGCCACGCGCGATGCCGACTATATTAAAGCCTCCAAGGAGGCGAACACCAGTAAAGCCGAGCAGATGAAGAAGGACGCGGACGCCGCCTACGCCAAGGATAAGGCCAACCTTGACGCCACGCAGGCCATCGCGAAAGCCGACCTCGAAGCCCGCTACGAACTGCAGAAGAAGATCCTGGACGAGCAGGAGCGCTATAACGCCGGTGTCCGTGCGATTGCCCTTGAATCCACGCAGGCTGCGGCGAATAAGAGCGTAGGCGGCAACGACCTCCGCAACCTCGGCATACAGGCAGGCTACGCGAACAGTGCGAGCGAGTCCGTACGCTACGCGGATATGATCGGCACGAAACAGGATGAACTCGACTGGGATCGACGCATTGAGGCCGACAAGCTCGCCGGGATGGCGAACGTTAATAACAAATGGATCAGGGACGAGGAGCGCAAAACCCGGCAGGCGGTGCTTGATCAGCAGCTCATCAATGATAACGCCGGCAAAGCGCAGGCGATGAGCAACGACGCCACGCAATCATTCATCAATGAGCGGATAGCACAGAACGCCGAGCGTATCGCCGGATTAAAAAACGACAGCAAGATGTCCGGTCTGCAGTTCGGCTTTAGTCAAGAGGAGCTGCAAGGGCAACGGGCGCTCATTGAACAGCAGTACGCCTTCGCGGGGGACGCGGCGCAAAAGCTCCGTTTGGCAAACAGCGAGCAGGATATCGATTCGGCAGCGGTACGTGATACGGCTATTCGGGCCGCACAGGATAAGGCCAATGCGGACAGTCAAGCCGCCATTCTGCGCAATGATGGGGATGAGTTGCGCAGAATTGAGGCTCGCAAGACTGCTGCTATCAACGCGGCGAATCACGTCTACAACACCGAGAAGCAACACAGAGATGAGCTACTGGAAAGTCAGCTAGAGGCCATCGCTATTGCCACCGATAAGCGTATGGCGACTCACTCCGATGAAGACATGGCGCAAGCAGATCGCTCACGCTCACTATCCGATAAGAACTTCTACGCGCAAGGGCAAGCCGGTTTACTGGACAGTATTTGGGGCACGAAGACCTTCGGACTGAATGAGCAGAAAGCCGAACTTCCGGGCAACCGCGCGGATGAATTGGAACGCCTAAAAACGAAGTTCGACCAGCAAATGGCCGACCTCGACAATACGGAAACCGACAAAACAAGCGCGAAATATGAACGCGAATACAAGGCGATATTCGATCCCTATCAATCGGCAATCAAAGATATCGAGTCCAAGTACCAGCGCCAGACCTGGCAGATTGACCTCGACATCAAAAAAGACTCGTTGGACAAAACTCGCGACTTCTACGTCAACCTCTTTAGCAACCTGCAAGGCTATCGCGGCACCGAATGGAGCAAGGGGGCAACCACAGCGCTACGCAGTCAAGGGCTGACACAGAACGCACTTATGGGCGGTGGGGGCTATGATGGAAGCCGTTACTATAACGGGCCGTCTATCCCGTTGCAAGGTATGAGTTCGCCACTTGTCGGCATGACGCAGCCAGTGTCTACCAGCACGGCGGCGGCAGAAAAGCAGCCCATCGTCATCCAAATATCGCTCACGGACGGGCTGGAAGGCAAGGTTGTGAATAAGTCACTTGCCGCCGTGGTGGACATGCTAAATGATCTTTCACGGCGATAGCTACACCAACCTTGGCAGGTTTGTGGTATTATGCAAGCACAAATTTGCCAAGGGAGGCCATGCGATGCAGTGTCCAAAGTGCGGATATGTCTTGCCGCAAATGGTTACGGAGTGCCCGAAGTGCTTCGGGTCAGGGCGCGTTGTCGGGAGGAACCGGGATGGTTCGCCACTGAATCCTCCGCAGTCTCGCACGATGAGCAGTACGACGGCCTATGCTATTCTCTTCGGCGTTATGGCGCTTATTGTGTTGGTGGTTGTTGGATTGTATCGATTAGGGTCAGACGAATCCCCATTACCTAATAGTTCCAATAATATCCCCGTTCAATCGAGCGATTCTAATTCAACTCAAAAAGAGGTGAAACTCAATTGCTCCATTGCTTGCGCGAATAGAAATGTGGTGGTAGTTAATGGAGATTCCTTTAACTACGGAGGCAAGGATACCGATATTTGCTTTATGATAGATGTTGCATATATTGACTACACGCTAGCACCAGAGGGGCAGCGGATATACTTCTATCCTGACAAATCATTGGTAATACCCGCTAACACAACAACAGAATACCCACTATCTTCATTTGTGTGCCATGCAGGGGTACCGTTAGATTTGTCCCGATATAGAATAGAGGATATTTCCATTGGCGTACAGGCGGATACGTGGTGGGCATCATCACAAATAACCTATAATTAAACACAAACAGCGCCCCCGCCTTCACGAGGGCGCTGTCCCTTTTTCCCTTTCGCAACCATCTAGATCGTCAACTGCTCCCCACCTCGCAAGTTTATGCGCACGGTGTTTACCCCGCGCTCGCTGAAATACCATGACCATACCCCGGTACCGTTGGCGAGTGGGCAGCGATGCCATTGCCCGTAGCAGTTGGCGACTGCGTGGTCAGGGGATTTTAGCCGCAGCCGTTCGGCGGTCTCGTTAACGTTCTCCCAGGTCGTGCCGAGGACACTGGCGACATTATAGGTGCTTAACAGGTTCGCAGGCGGCTCGGCATGCATGACCGCTGCCTCCGGAGTACCGCTTTGCATGAGTTCACGCAAGCGGGATAGTCCCGCCTCGCTATACACCCAGCTTTGCACTTGCTTATCAGCGTGCTTCGCTTTGTCCCAGATCCACTCACCATGCTCGTTATGCTGTCCGGTAGGCGCTTTTAGGTGATAGCGGTTTGCTAGCCGTCCAACCATCGTGGCCGATATACCGAGCAGTAGCCCAATCTCCGACGCGCTATAGACGCGCCCGGTCATCGCCGGTAACGGGATAAGGTGCTCGCCGGTAATCATATGCGAGATTTTGGAATACACCACTTGCCGATAGGCAGCAGGGGCATTGTCGGGAATCATCGACTTGAGCATCTTCGCTTGCCGGGTGACGGCGTTCATGTTCAGGATCTCTAGCCGCTTGGCTTTGTAGTCGAGCGCGGGTGGGGTGGGGATGGTTTGCGGAACATACTGGCCTGTGGTAAAGACGGATTTTGTAATCTCCCGACAGAAGTCCATGAATGAGTCAGCGACCTTTGAGCGAGAGAATCGGCAGATCTCAAATATCCCATCATAACTGTATACGACAGTTTCTTGCGTGCCGGAAGGGGTAACCAATTTGGTTAACCCTGAAAAACGGTCAATTCGGTCTTTATGCCGGTTGTGGATTTTTGAAATGGCGATAGCGGGTTCAGCTAGCCCAAGCGCTGTGCCGACCTGCTCGCGGGTCATAACTATTTCTTCACCCTGCCGATAGAAGTTACAGGGTACGGTGCCGAAGTTTTCTGACTTCACTAGCGCAAGACTGGTGTCTGCCATTATTTATACCTCCAAAAAAATAACCGTTCAAGGTGGGGGCAAATTGTCCACTCCTTGAAAATTTGATTTTCCCGGCAGGTGAAGGTACAATAGAAATACCTTCACCCTCTCGGGAGTTGGGATGCGGGGAAGTCCGGTGTGCTCGCCAAAGTCAACGGACTTCCCTTTACTTATTCTTCTTAATCTCGGCTCTCTCGCGGAGCCATTTTTCAATCTCTTCTTTGTTGTAACGAATAGCTTTCCCCTGACCGATATACGGAAGACCCTGCTGACGCCAGTTGTAGGCCGTCTGGGGGGTTACGTTGAGCCATTCACACAACTGTTTAGTGTCAATCCATTCGGGCAATACTACCTCCTCTCTTTAAACATTTAGTGTTATTTGTATTGAATAGTAGCTTACCACCGTACCCTATCCCTGTCAACAGCTATCCTGCTCTAATGTAACCAGCGCCTCGCACACCTCGTGCGGGGCGTTTCTTGTTGCGAGGCTTCCCATGTCCTACGTGCTCACCAAATCCTTCGATACGGGCGCAATGACCGCCTCCCTGCTCTTTCATGTCGCCACACAACCCAATGGGCCGTATGCAGTGGCAGTAGGAACAAACTTTATCTACCGTATCCGCAAGGACGGTACTGAGGCGGTTCCCATTACCCAGGGTTTTGACTTTAGCATTTTGGGGCCGTCGAGCACCTACGACTATAACTATATCTCCCACTATGTCGGTGGTGTGGCGTTTAATAGTAGCGGCTCACAGTGCTATGTCGGGGTGAGTACGCCCTCATCAAACAATGATGGCGATTCGATGTCCTCACGGGAGGCTTTCATTGCCACCATCAATTGCAGTGGCGATAGTTGGGCAGTGTCGTCATTATTTCGCTTGACGCGCAATAGCACGACAGATCCAGGCGTAATCTATAACGAGGTCATGGGGATTGCTGTTCATCCCACGTCCGGCAATCTCTACGTAACCTCCAATGCGAATTACACCGGGATCTTTACGCCGGGCGGGGTCTACGTCGCTGATTACGCGGGCGGGCAACCCTTCTGTATCTCACCGGACGGCACACGATTCTTCTGCACAGATGGCATACATGACGCGGCGGGCGCGCTCACTCACGCGGTTGACACCGTGACTCCGCAGCAACGCGTCTGGTATGACGCGACGTATGACGCGCTAAACGATAAATATTGGATATTGGGGGCCTTCGCCGAACAAACTGACAGCATCTACGCCGTCTCGTCAAATCTCACGGTGCTGGCGACGTACTCATTCCCATTAGTGGCAGAGCGCACATACACCTTTGGCACAGGGTCTATCGGCGTCAATGGAACATATCGCCCTCTAGGGGTGTATGCGAGTAGTGGCTGGCCGGTCTACAAGAATGCGAATGACTTCTACCTCTATTTCAGCATTGACAGCGGAGCGCCCTTTATTGGATGGGTAATTGCCGAAGGCTACAACTTCTCCACGGCGATGTACTACACGAGCGGCAATGCACTCGGCACATGGTATGACAGCAACAACGCGGTATTAGGGCCAATGGTCACGTCAGAAAATGGCGGTGACTATCCGCACATGACGAGTCTTGCTGTTGACGGCGCGTCGGGCAAGGTCTTTCTCATCCTTTCCTATCCCGACGACCGATGGACAACCATGCTTGCCGAGGCGCGATCTCCGTTTGGGGGGCCACTCGTCACCGCCTATACCATCACCACGTTGGATGATGGGACGGGGGGGGGCGGAACTGCCGCTAACGCCCCAGTGATCCTTGCCGCAACGCCGATCGGGGCCATGGGACAACGATTCATCCTCTACTATAATCACGCCGATAGTAATTGCTACGTGCTCACGGGCAAGGAGTTGGCGACCGGCGTCTCTCCCGGTACGCTCATTGGGGCGGGGACGTCATCCGGCGGGATGATCCTGACGCCGCATGGAGATCTTATCGCGAAACTCGTGCAGGCTGACGGCTCGATCACTACCTACACGTCGGCGAAATGCGGCATCGCGGGAAGCTGGGTGCAGGCATGAGCGCAACCACACCGATCACCCTGTTCGATTATGGCCTCACGCGCGTGGGCGAGCAAGTTGCATCTAGCTACCTCAATGATGGCAGCAATTCCGCAGTATCCATCGTGATTACCGTGCCGGGACAACCCGACAGAACGGCCAGCTATGACACGGGCGATACCGGCATTAACGCACTACGCTTGCTCACCGATCAAGGCCGTTGGCAACTCTGTTGGACGACAACGACGGATAACGACATTCACAATGCCTATACCGACAATTATGGGCGCACCTGGACGAAGGTGATTTAGGGGCCTCTCATGACAAAACAAGTCGTTGGTACTGACAACCATTTTTATATTGGGAGCCCGAACGTCTACTTTCCGTTCATGACCGCACCAGGGGCGGCGAAATACCTCGTGCCGACCGAGCAGCAGGGCACGCACCAGTGTTGGTACGATTACGCCACGGACGGGAATGTCACGCTCTCACAGGAACTCAAAGGCGTCGTACTCACCCCGGCGACGGAGTTCGTCGATATGGACACGGCGCACTTCACCAGCACCGGACGCGACGCGCTCACCCTTGTTACCCCGCCGAACAATATCCATAACAAATATATCGGCATGGTGGATAACACCGCCAATACCACCACGGAAGTCGCCTCGGATTACAACCTTCCGGCTTCTCCATCCATCCTGCTCGACCTGGTACGGCAACCGACCCCGCCCGTCGGGCAGGACATGACGCAGTTGCGCTGGCAGTTCTGCTTTGGTGGCGGCTACGTACTCGATTGGACGAGCAGCTTCTTTCCGGCGCTCTGGCACGATGGCGAGATTATCAGCCAATTCGTCATTCCCAACGAAGACAAAATGAAATTTTTCTTCGCGCAAGAGACACTGTTCCAGCTTAACAACAAGCTCGGACAGCTCACCATCACCAGCAACGCTTTTAGCGGGACATGGGTAGTCAATGGCGTGGGCGATATTCCTAGCGCGCCCTTTACGGTCATCGGCGGCGGCGGGCAATTCTGGTTTAACGTCTCGGCGCTGACCTTCCAGACGAGCGGGTACCTTATTACGCCGTGGGTGGAGCATAGTTACGCCTTCAATAACAGCGACCTGGTAGCCGTGCCGTTTCCCCCAGCGAGTCTGCAACCGGCAGGGACCTCCGTTGACATTGCGGTTGAGGCGTCCAGTGGGACGATGAAACAATACCGGGTGAGCTACACCAGCGACGGGACCGCCACGCCTTTAGTACAGGGTATCTATGTGGAGTACGCGCCGAAATTTGCCACACTCTCCACCCTCGCCGAAAAAGAGATAACGCCGTGGGTGGATTATGCGCAGTCCCCACCGACCGAGGAGCTGACCGCTGACTTTGTTACAAACCAGCTCACCTTTGAAATCACCCCGCAGAAGACAGTTAATGGGCAAACGTTTAGCGAGTTTGTCGGCGATATCTACGGACAGGTCCCGTTTCGCTACACGGTGGGGCTGAAATACTCGGACGGAAGCAGCGAAACGCATACCCGTATGACAGGATTACTCGGCTTCGCTGATCGTCCGGTAAATATCAGCGAAGTGGAGCGCGTTAAGTTTCGCGCCAAGGATCGCTGGAAGCAGTTGCAGGAGTGCTCACTAATGTATCCTCCTTGCCTACAGTCACGCTCCGTGGGGGGGGCTATTGCCGCCCTCGCCGCCTGGGCTGGTATCGCGCCCGGTGACATGGTGATTGATAGCGCGGCCTATGCGATCTATTTGGACGATCCCGGCACTGACTACACGTCGCCGCCGTGGCTCCCACAGCGCTGTACGCGGGCCGCAGAAGTCATTAAGCATATCTGCGAGGTCAAGGGCTTCTTGGCCTACTTCAATCCGTATGGGCAATTGGTGGTTACCGGAAGCCGCGACACCACCTGCCGTGGGGCCTATACCATTTGTGCCACCACGAACGCCGCGCAGTCGCTGACAAAGATGCTCTTGCGCACGGACACCGAGGGCATTATCAACGGCGTTTTTGCCGAGGGCATGGGGCCGGATGGGCAACGCTACGAAGCGTCGATGATCGACTGGAACTCCATCACCAGCCCGTCGTCACCACGCTTTGTGGGCTACCCCTGCATCGAATACCTTAACATCCCTGACTGCCTGACGCCGACCTCGCTGACAAGTGCCACGGCGGAGAAATTCGCCACGCGCCACGCTGGCTGGCCCTGGTTCCAACTCGAAGGCACCCCGGCGAGCGATCAGAGCAACAGCGACCTGGGCTATTACGCTATGTCGTTTTTGCTGCCCAATATGACCGTACAGGCCACCGACCGCAACGGCAACGCCCATCCGCTGCTTATCACGCAAATGCGGCAGACGCTCGGACTGGGCTTGAATACCCCGACGCTTATTGGAGAGGACCGGTCTATCAATGCCTAATATCGATACCTCCACATTACGCCAGGGCCTTGACCGCTTGGCCGACCGCACCGCACAACGCACCACCGGCACGGCGGGTAACACGGCCCCCACCTCGCGCGGCAACGGCGGCATTGTCTCGGGTGGTACTCCGGTGGGCGCGCCTGCCATGCCGACGATACCGCCCACACCGGGAGTGAAGGGCGATACAGGCCCCGCACCGCACTTTGATTCCGCTCCGTGGGCAGGAACGACGAACTATGCCTTAAACGATATTGTGCGCTATGGCACAACATCATGGGCGTCGCTCGTTGCGGACAACCTCGGTAACACCCCGGCGAACGGCAGCCTATATTGGACGGTGGTGGCACGCGACGGCGAAGGCGGTACGGGCGGCGGCGTTTCCTTGTCCACTATTTTCTACCTCCAGCAACGCGCCCTCATGGGAGTCTAACTATGCGCATTATCCTCAACAACCCTACCATATCCCTTGTTGCACTATTATCTGGCGAACCCACTGTAACCCAGCCAGTCATCACGGCATTCTATTCGGTAATAAATCCCACGGCGTCATCAATTACCGAGGAAAACAGCGCACTAGTAATGATTGGAACAACGCGTGTTATCGCAGTGCCTGCCCCGACAACCGGCCTAACGCATATCATTACAGGACTGACACTGTGTAATATGGATACCGATACGGTGTCGTTTAGTATTGGTCTTTATGACAGTGCGGGAAGTGGTACCTTTTTCCCCTTTATTAACGGTGGCGCGCAGGGAAGCCTTGCGGCAGGGCAATCGTTCAGCCTCGCGACGTTTTTTGATGGTGCGGGCACGGTAGTGGGTAGTGTTAGTGGCGACGGAGCGACCGTCACCTATACCGCCGGAACTGGAATCGCTATTGTTGGCGGCGTTATCGCCAATACTGACCGAGGATCAACCGCAATAACCACGCATACTGCCGCCTACAATCATGCCAATATCGGCAAGGTTATGGCTGGGGAAGATGATAGCGCTCCCGCGACACTCATTGACACACTAAAGGCCGGTGGGGACAATGTCACCATCTCCGAAGTCACAGATGGCGGTAAGAGAAAGGTGCAGATTGCGGTCGACGGTAGCGGTTCCGGCGACATGCTCGCCAGTGAATACGCGACAGGTATTGTGCATTCACCAACATCATTTATAGTATCAGGGGCTGGTGAATCCACCGTCAATGGTGTCTACTCACAGCACGGCACAGATACATTTCAAGGGCGTCCGGTTTATACTATTAATGGCAGTGGTGTAGCCCCATTTTTATATTTTGTTAAGATGGGAATATATACCAATCCAGATTTTGAAATGTGGGGAATATCGAGTGTAATTCCTGCATCGCCTGGAGAGGGCACCAGATATAATAATAATGGCAATATCTATGCTGATAATCCAATCGTAGGACAATGGCAATTCTACGATGAATATAACACTGACACGGGATTAGCCTATTCCGCCCCGGCCCCACTCGTCGTCGCCGCCGGTGTCGTCGATCACGCCCTGCTAGCCGACATAGCCGACATAGCCGGTGCTGTCGCATGGGACAACGTCACGGGTGGTCCCTTTATGCCCACTACCCAATTACCGGATATTGATGGCCACTTGACCACGCTCGTTACGCTGAACGATTTTCAACACCTTGCCGGTAAGCGGTATATTGTCGGGAGCGGACTGCCCATTCCCTTCGACACCCAAGTAAACGCTATCGTGTCGGGTGGGGCGTGGAGCTACCTGGATAGCGCCCAAGATTCGGGGCACGGGGGCTTGATCGATCTCGGCAACACGAACGCCACGGTGACGCTCACCGGAGCTTCCACGATGGTGGATCACGGCGGGACAAGCGATTACCGGTACACCGTCACAATGCCGTCCGGGGCAGCAGGGGTCAACGGCGTCACGATAGATTACACCGGCCTCACGCCGGGGACGAGTTACTGCTTATATATTGACCACGACTATCCGCTCACGATCCACCTGACCATCAACGGGGTCCAACGCGACGTGTCCGACCATACCTCCGATCCTTCGTCCTACATCGGCACCGCGTCGTTCTTCACGGCAGGCCCAGGCGTCACGTCTCTCCATCTGGAATGCGTGAACGACGCGGGACAACGCTGTGATATTGACTCCATCTTTCTCACGGCCTGCGTGTTGACCTTCACGGCTCCCGTCAAAGGGATGTTTGCTTATCTGAAGGATAGTGCGGCAGAATACTTCTATGACGGGTCAGCCTGGGTACCCCTCGTGGAACCCCTGTTGAAAATTAACTGGAACAACATTTGGGACAAGCCCACGGTGATCCTCCAAGATAGCACCGTAACCCAGGCGAGTGTTGATCAGATCACCAACCAGAGTATCACCCGACTCCATTCGCATCCGCTGGATAAGTTGATAACGCCGGGGGGCACCTATCCGGGCACCGCACAATATATCAACACACTGATACTGAAGGATGGGCGGGTCTTCATGTCGCCCGCTTCCGGCTATCCCGCAGCCATCTACAATCCGGTAACGGATACGGTGACGTTCACGGGGCCTGCGCCCTCGAACGGCAGTTATTCGGGCGGGGTATTACTGAACGATGGGCGGGTGTACTTCGTTCCACATACGGGCAACACGGCAGTGATCTACGATCCCGACACGAACACCTACACCACGCTGTCCGGTATCTATCCGGGTGATCCCCCAGACGAGGGGAATTTTGGCGACGGCATCTTACTCAAGGATGGCTGCGTGTTTTGTGTGCCGCTGTATAGCACAAAAGCTGCCATTTATAATCCGACCACCGATCAAGTAGTGGCCCTCCCGCACACCTATCCAGGCGTGGCAAACGTGTACGGGGCCGCCTTATTGAATGACGGTAGGGTCTACATGGCTCCGTATGGGTCGGGGACGACTGCCCGTATTTACGACCCCATAGCCAACACGCTAACGACGCCCAACGGCACGTTCCCCGGCCTCATCCAGAATTCAAGTGCCTTCGGCTGGCCTGTCCTACTGAACGATGGTCGTGTCTTTATCATTCCGATGTATTCCACCACTGCTCGTATCTATGACCCGGTGGCTAATACTTTAACGACGCCGGGGGGCACCTATCCGGGGAATGGGTCACTCTCCCGTGGTGTCTTGATGCGGGATGGGCGGGTGTATTGCGTTCCGGCTTACGGTTCGTATGCGTATATCTACGATCCTGTGGCCGATACCGTCACCCAAGTGAACGACTATTATTACCAGGTGGGTAATACGGACGGGAGTGGACGCGTTGATCAGGAAGGCTTCCTCGGGGGCGTGTTGATGAATGATGGGCGTGTCTTCGTGATGCCCTGCTACTCAACAACAGCTCGTATCTATGACCCGGGTGTGATAACAGGGGCCGCTGGCCTCTCCCAATCCGCCGCCGACGCCCGCTACCTCCAACAGTCGCAAAACCTCGCCGATCTGGACGACGTAGCGGCAGCACGCGATAACCTTGGCCTCGCCACCGTCGCCACCACCGGCAGCTACGCCGATCTAACCAGCAAACCCACCATCCCTGCCGCGCAAGTACAATCCGACTGGAATGAGGCGGATAGTGGCGCGGCAGATTATATCAAGAACAAGCCAACACTTGGCACCGCGTCTACTCATGCGTCTACCGATTTTGCCACCGCAAGCGATGTGGCGACGCTTATCGCTAAAGTGTCCGCGTCAAATCCTGACCCCGTTATTAAGAGAATATCTACCACCCCGGCTTCCGCAACTGCTGGAGACCGATTCCTCGCTATCAATCCAGATCCTGCCGGGGCGCTCGCTGGTAACAGTAATCGTATTGTCGTTGCGAATAGCGCATTCACCTCGCAAGATTTTTATGAGAATTTTGATTTAGGCCAGGGGGAATGGTCATTCGGCGCGGGCGCGAGCATCATTAACACCGATTCTCATTCTGGAGAAGGGCATTGTCTTGCCATTCCTGGTGGTCAAAACTGTTCGATTGTCGTGCCATACACAACGCAATCTGTAGATAAGTCCATAAATGTATCATATTGGATTAAACATGAGCGAGTGACTGTCTACTGTAGCATTGATCAAACAGTCGTTTATAGCGAGGAGTCTATCGTTGGAGGTGAAACCGGGTGGGTAAACTATAGTTCTCTGGCAACAATCCCCGCAGGCACTAGCGGCAACCTAACTATCCATGTTGACATGTATCCGGGGGATCAGACAGCCTATATTGATGATATATCTATTACGGGTCTGCCGATCTCGGGCACTATTAGCATCACTACTGATGCCGCACCATTAATCGGTTCGCAACTCTTTATTAGCGACGAGGGAATTTATTATACATTCAACGGCGCAGCATGGGTGATATCGGGAAGTCTCGAGGCGGCGATACCCGGACTGACGGCCTCGGTAAACGATCTTAATCAGTTGGCCAGTGTAATACTCGGAACGGCGTCCACCCACTCGGCTGCCGACTTTGCCACGGCCTCGGCTGTCGCTACCGTGGAAAGTACGGCCAACGCGGCAGTACCCGCCACGCGCCAAATTAGCGGCCATGCCCTCACCGCCGATATCGTGCTCACTGCAGCAGACGTTGGCCTCCCCAACGTCACCAACGATCTACAACTCAAAGCCTCTCACCTCTCGACCAATACGGCGCTCGGCACGGATGATACGCTGGTGCCGTCGCAAAATGCCGTGAAGACGTATGTGGATGCACATGCGGGAAGCGGGGGGAGCATATACAATAACGCCCCCCCCATTGATCCATTCGGGTTCAACGCCCTCGGCGCGACGTTCTACCAGGTCGCCGATGGAACCACTTATGCGGTCGGGACATCATTTGGCTTTTATAGCGCTACGCAAACCGCCAATTCAGGACCCAGCCAGCTCGAAGTGTGGAAATGCGCCCCCGGCAGCACCACCTGGACACGTATCGGCAATCCCTTTGGCAACATCGGCTATGGGTTTGGCAACTCGGGGAGTGGCTGCGTATTAAGCGTTAAAGTTGACCCGATTACCGGGAATATTGGCGTGATCTGGACGGGTATGAATGCGACTAGTCCCACCATTGGGCTGGTGTTTTTTAGCCTCTACACCGTTGGTAGTGGGTGGGGCGCGCCAGAATTAGTGTCGTCTTCCGGGACGGGGTGTTTTATCCCCGCATTAGCCGTCGATACGTCAGGCAACTGGCATGTCGCCTACAGTTTCAACGTCATCAACGTGATCTATCGCAAGCGCACGGCGGGTGTGTGGGGTACTGCGGCCACCGTCATTACGGGTACGCGTGGCATGTCATCATCCGGCGTGATCTTCCTCAAGGTCAACGCCAGCACGGGCTACCCCTACATCATTTGTGAGAATCCAGTCTCATCGACGTCCAATAAGATTACTCGCGCCGTGTTCAACGGGACGACGTGGACAACGTATGATTCGACGGTGGCTTCCTATCCCATTGGAGTGGTGGTCGATTCCGCCGATAACGCGACCGTGCTTTCGACGGGTGGCGTGTGGCTGACACAACTCGCGGCGACGAACGCCTGGACAAACCAGACGACGGTCACCGCCATCGCGCCGCTCCAGGTTGCCATTGACGCGGCAGGCAATACCTATTTTAGCAACCAGAATCCTCATGCTCTGACGATGACTCCCTCCAATAGTTCACTGCTGTCCATTATTCAGAAGTCCGGAGCTAGCGTGACAAATTGTAAGAAGTTTGGTGCGCCGGGGTCAACCATCGCTGCTGCGTTTGTGACCTGCGCGGCGCTACCGGCAGTGCCGATTATGGCGGTACTGAGCGCCGGGGGGAATTTGGCATTGAATCCGATTGCGACGGGAGGATAACATGGCAGACAGTGCACCAGCCTTTGTAAGGCTCAATAGTGATGGGACAGTTGACGACTCACGCGTAGTGTTTGACACTACGGCGGTTGATACTCCGACGTTGCTTGCGGGACAGTCCTGGATAAGTACAGATGACACGACGGCCTCTGCAGCAATTGAAGCGAGGAATGCCCGTGCCAACGCCCCCTCCCTTGCCAGCATCAAAGCCTGGGCGCAAGCCGTGCTAGACAAGACAGATTGCAAGATGCTGGCCGACACGCCATATCCCAGCGATATGCCGACGTGGATACCGATACGGGCCGCGTGCCGGGCGCTCTTGCGTTTGCCGGACACTACGGACACGAGCGCCGTCACACTCCCTGCATTGCCCTTCCCGCTCACTGGACTGCCGACACTCACCCGCTAACCGACTCCTCACCCGAAAGGACTTCCGTTATGGCTCCCACCAATGCCCGCCCCTCCCTCGCTGGCCATGAAGAACGCATCAACACGCTCGAATCCTTGCGTCGTGAAGACAGCGCCAAACTGGAAATGATCCTTGAGATTGTCATGCGCTTGGATGAAAAAGCCAAGGGGCAACACACGCCGGAAATCTGCCCACTGAAGGCGCGCATGGATGACCATGAGGCCCGGTTACGGGTAATTGAGAGCGCCAAGGGGCAAGCCGAGGGAGGGACGCGCTTCGCGGCGTGGCTCATCCCGATACTCTGCGGAATTGGCGGCACGGTGTTGGGCATTGTATTGACGTTCGTTATGCATCATTAGGAGGACATTCCATGGAAAACGCATTAGGCTTACAGGCCGTCAAGGATGGCCTCGCGAATCTCGGTGTCAAGGAAGACCCGCCCGGCAGCAATAGTGGCAAATATGTCAATATCTACCTCGCGTCTGTCGGCCTTCCTCCCGGTAATCCCTGGTGTGCCGCCTTTGTCTTCTTTCGTGTCCAACAGGCGGCAAAAGAGCTAGGCATTTCGGCGCTGTGGCCGAAGACGGGCCTTGTGCAAGCGGTCTACGATTGGGCAAAGTCGCACAAGCTGGTGAGCGATACCCCTGCCGCTGGTATGGTCTTTGTGGAGTGGTTTCCCTCACTAAATCGGTATGCCCATACCGGGCTTATCGCTGAGGTACAGGGCAACAAATTCCGTACCGTCGAGGGCAATAGCAATAGCAACGGCTCCCGTGACGGGGAAGAGGTTGCCAGTAACTGGCGAACGTGGGGGCCGGGATACAAGGCGATCAAGATCGTCTAGGAGGGGATATGGTTCATCGTCATGCGAATATAGAACATGCCGACTCATTGACGACCGGTGAACGCATCGCCTGTTGGATCTCCTCCCGAGTGGGGACTCCTAGCGTCTTCTTTCTCGTGCAAGGCTGGACGGTAATTTGGCTGGGCTATAATGCGCTCTGTCCCAAGCCGTTTGACCCACTGCCGGGGTGCGTCCTCTGGCTACTCATCTCGAATTACATTCAGCTCTCCCTCATGCCGATGTTGATGGTTGCACAAAATATCCAATCGAGGCATGACCAAATCAGAGCCGACATCGATCATGAAAATATACTCCACATCAGTAGTGAGCTAGCAATTGTGAAACGGCAACAGCAATGGCTCAATACTGGAATGGGCGCGTTAGTGCGCAGTCTACAGGCGGAGTCTACCGATGATGGTAAAGAGATCAACCAGGGTACGAACTGTACCCACCCCATCAACCACGCATCCCGCTAATATCTGCAATCCGCCCTGTCTCGGCGGCGCCTTGCCCTGCCCCGCCGTCGAACGCGGGGACTGCGACGGCATATTTAACCATTGCCCAAAGCGGCAGCAAATCAACCTGGAGGTATAACTCGTGAACAGCAACGCTGTAATCACTGCTGTGGCGAAAGTCGTCACGGACATCGCATCTGCCGCGACGACCGGCACTGCTGGCGGCCAAAAGTATCTTGTCTTCTCCCTCGGACTAGACAACGACAAGGACGGCGCTATCGATCCCGGAAAAGGCGGTAAGATTCTCGCCCTGCCACTCAACCCTATTGTTGAC